GGAATATTAGCAAAAGGACCTAATCCTCCTGCATATGCACCTAAACCACCTAATAAAGCAAGTTTACCTATAGGTGATTTAATTACTTTTTTAACAGCACGCTTGGCTTTCTTTACAAGTTTACCTAGAAAAAAACCTTGTCTAGGTTCATCTAGTGTCATTATTCCGCCACCCGCACGTAGTTGTCTTTCCATCTGCATTCTAGATATTGTCATATTTTAGCCTAAATCCTTTTTGTATCTGGTTTTTTTATTATAATCAATCATATATATCGACTAGATCTGCTAGTCCTCCCATCATGTACCTACCCCTATAAGATTCTCTAACAGAGTCAGATTTAGTGTATCCACCGCCACCTACTCCAGATGTTTTAGCTGCAGATTCTTTTGTAACACTACCTGGGGACCTATCTGGTGGATCATCTCTACCAAAAGTTCCCGCGTCTAGTTGTTGTTGAATTTGTCTAGTTCTTGCTTTATCAGCTTCTATTCTAGCTTTCTCTTGAGCTCTAAATGCATCTCTTTCTTTTACTTTTTCATTATAATAATTATATCTAGCTAAATTCATTTTATTCATCTGATTTGCTCTTGCTGCATTTTTACCAACAAATGAATATAGTCCTGTTTCTTCATCTAATTCTAATTTAGTGTCTGCTCCATATTTATTTGCAAATTTATCACTATTAAAATAATCATTTACTCTATTGAATTCTCTTTCTACAGCCTCTGCATAATTACCAAATCCAGATCTAACATTTAATCCAAACGGGTCTTTATTACCACCACTTGTATTTTCTCCAAATACTGTTGGACCAGTGTAACCCATATTTTTTTGAATAAATGCTTGATCAGGTCTAGGTAATGTTCCAAATTTATCTGGAAGTAAGTTTGCAATAAATCCTAATTTGGTTTGAGGATTATATCCCTCCTCCATTATTTGTTCTGCTGTTTGTGGTGTTCCTGTAATACGTTGAACTGCTCTATTTAAACTCTGAGTAATCGCTCCTCCAATTGGAGTTCTTGGTTCAAATATACCTGGTGCTCCTTTTATTATTTGTGGAATTCCTTCAATGCTTCCTTCATAAAAATCTGCTGGTGCACCAACAGGAGCAAGTCTTTCCATCAAAATACTATCGCCTGTCTGACCTGGATACATTACTTTACCCTCTCTAAAAGGCATATTATATTCTGCAAATCTTGCTTGTCTGTCATCTACGGCTTTTTGAAACGCTGTTGTTAGGTCACCTATACCTCCGGTGAATGCAGCTCCACCGCCACCACCTTGATTTAAAACTGTTTCTATACCTGTAGCTGCAGCACCTCCACCAGTTCCAGTTGTATTAAATTGATTAGGATTAAATGGGCCGTCACTAAACATTTCTTGTGGTTGAAAATAAAAACCTTGGTCATAGATGTTTCTATCTCTTAGATTGTAAAAACTTGGTGCACTAAATATTGTCATAATAACTATATATTTGTATCACCACCAATTGGCAGTGATTCTACGGTTAATTTTACACTTCTAGAGATATCTTCTCTTTTAGTTTCTGTTCCTGGGTTGTTTACATCTGCATCTGCTTCTGCATCTGACATGTACTCTTGACCCGTTTTTAAATTTTTTAAGGTAACTTCACACTCTGGTGTAAGGACCACAGTTGCTTTACCATTAATCTCTTTTATTTCTTTTTTAGCTTTTGTTTCTATAAATGGCATTAGTCTCTATTTATCTCCAATATTGATACAATAACGTGTAATTCATTTGCATCTGATGCTTGTGCCTTTAATACCTCATTTTCTTCCAAAATTAAAGGGTGAGTTAACAGCTCAGTTGTTGCTTTTGAAGCTATTGCTTTATCTTTAAAAAGGCTAAATACTGCAGATGCAGCATTTACTATAGTAAAAGTTATATCACATCCTGATCCAGCGTCTTCTGATACTAATATACTTTTAATTATAGCTCTAGAGTCAGAGGGTGTTGTGTATATTGTAGTGTTACTCGTAGTAGTTAAATCTACTAATTCATTTTTATATATATTAGCCACTTACAAACCAAGAGAATCTCTCTTGCTCCTGTTTTACTTCATCCAAAAATGTAGAATTTAATTGATCTTTCATTATTGTCAAAGCTCTGTTAATTTGTTTTTGGTTTGATACATCATAATCTTCTTTTGGTTCAGGTATTCTTACGTTTATTTTAGCCATTATCTTCTACCATCCGGTTGTATATCTAATCTTAATGTTCCAAATCTCCACTTCTCACTAGCAGCATCATTTTCTATTTTAATGTTTACAAAACGACCTCTAGCTCTTGTGTCTTTTTTATCTGTTGTAGAGTCAACTGTAAAAGGACTTAATGTTGTAGTGGTATCAGATTGTTGAGGATATCTTTTTACAGCTAAACTTATTTTTGAATTACCTTGTAAATCTTTAAAATCAGGTATGAATCTTCTGACAGCTACAAATGCTTCACCAGCTATTGATGGCCCTTTAAAAGATCTTTGTTGCATATCAAAATCAAAAGATTTTATAAAAGAAGTTACAGTTGTAGTTGAACCATCCTCATTAACTTGATCGGTCCCTGTTTCGTGTTCAAAATATTTTGTTTGCCCTAATCCATCTTGACCTACAATCTCAGGAAAAGTTCCATCAGCAGAGCTATCATATTTAGTAGCATAAGGAGTTGGATATATAGTTGCATCCATCCAGCTAGTTCTTGCTTCTGTGCCTGTATACCAAACACCACCAGGCACTTTAGTTAAGGCAGATTCACCATAATTATATACAACATACTTATCATTAAAAGTAGCTGTCGATGATGGATAATACCAAGTAACTTCAGTAAATAAATTATTTAAACCTGCAGCAACTTGTTGTCCTTTTGTAGTATCAAAATTAGTAAACACAAAATCTTCTACAGAACATGGTAATGATTTAACTGTACCATCAAATAAAAAGAACCCGTTTGGTGATAACCAAAAAGCTGCCCCATCTATTTCTACAACAGCGTTCTTACCTATCAAACCACAGTTTGTTCCAACTTGATCTAATTGGAAAGTAAAAGGAGCTCCGATAAATTTCATTGTATATAAAGCGTTATCGGTCCATATTAAAATAACTTCTTTTGCTTTTATAGCTCCAACTATTTTTGTTCCGTCTTGAATTCTTAAAGTACCAGCTGAGTTTGTTGCAGATGGAGTATAACTATTAATATCTTCTTGATCAGAAAATCTTATAAACATATCATCTTGTGTGGTCGTCGTTCCAATAGTTGTTTCTGTTCCAAAATGTATTAAGTGACGTGTTGTTGGTGATATTAATGTGACTCTCGATGCAGTAGGATTATTTCCTGTTTCAAAACCAGATGTTGTAGTTGATGCTCTATTTAATAAAGGTGTTGCAGCCCCAGCATTCCATGTAAATGTTTTGCCGTTTGCAATAGTTGCTATGAGAACTTGTCCAAAATTATCTAAACTCCAAAGACCTGGTTCTAGAACTACAGTAGATGCATTTACTGCACTACCAAATCCAGAAAAATTTGTAGCGTTTGTCACCGTAGCACCACTGCTATGTGCTTGTCCATTTGATGTACCAAATGTTGCTGTTCCATTTGCACCCCTAGTGATACCTGTTAAGTCATTTGAACTTATACCTGTGTAAGTTATTAACTCGTTACCAACAGCTATTGTTCCAGCAGTTGGAAAACCTGTTACAGATGTCAAAGTTATTGCTGTACCTGATCCTCCTGTACCAGCGGTGTCTGCATTAAGAGCGCCGTTTAAAGTTGTAGTCGTAACACCTGACACTGTTCCACCGTAATTACCAATACCAAAACCATAACCATAAGATTGTGCTACCGGTCCTACCTTTTCATAAGGTATGACACTACAAGATCCACCACCTGCTGCACCTGTTGTGGTCTGTGATCCCGTTACAATAGCAATTAAAGAAGATGTAACTCTTGTTACTTGAAATAATTTATCTTCAAAAGCAGCATCAGTTAGACCAATACCACTTGGAACTGTTACATTATCTAATAAAATAATATCACCTGATTCTAAGTTATGTGCTGAAGAAAATGTTAAAGATACTTCTTGTGTTGCATCTTGAGCAGACATGACAACAGAACTAATCGTAGCTTTTACTGGTGTAACGTCGTGAAGTTGTCCCTCAAAATATACAAGTAAAAATTTATCTGAACCTAGTGCAACATACCTGTTACCATCTAGATCAACAAAAGAGTGTTGTTTCCTAACTGCACCAACTATTGTATCTGAAACTAATGATGACCAGCCACCAACCTTTTCAGGTAGACCATATCTAAATCTAACGTTGTCAGAATCTACCCACCTATTTTCTGCACCAACAGTTGTGTCCTGTTTGTCTATTCCGGGAGCAAAAGGAAACTCGACAAGAGCCATAATATTACTCCTACTGGTTGGTTGACTTCAATACCCAGCCAACAGTTACATTAGCATAAACTAAAGTCGATGCTTGACCATTAACATTTAAAACTAAGTTAGAAGTTCCCGCATTTATTTTGTGACTATTTCTATTTATCGTAAGATTATTAGATGCAAAAAAGTTACCACCATCTATTATAGTAATCTCATCTCCAGTAGCAGCAGCTGCTGGTAGTGTTATTGTTATAGGGTTAGTATTTGTTATTGCAAAAATTTGTTCTCCTGCAACTGCTGTATGAGCAGTAACAGTTGATGAATTTACTGTAAGATAGCCTTTATTTAATAAACCAAGATTTACGTTTGTAGCATCTGAATATACTAATAAGTGTGCACCTGCAGGGACAGTAACCCCGGTCCCCGATACAGTTTTAATGGTTAAAGTTTTTATGCTTCCAGAACTTTCTCTTGTAGTGGCATCTTCAAACACCATAATTCTTTCTGCACTATTAGGAATAGTTACAGTTCGATTAGCCGCCAATGTTCCAGTAAGTTTAAAGTAAAGATTTTTACCATTTGAAGTTGCACCATTGTCTAACGCAAGAGCTTGGTCAGATGAAGCCACATCTAAAGATAGATATCCGCTAGATAGCTGCTCTAATATCTGTAGATTGGTATTTGTTATATTACCCCAAAGACCAGCCTTTTCACCGGTTGTAATAATCTCTAATTTTGAATTTGTTGAAAATGTTGATGCCATATTAAATCGGGTCTATTTCCACCCAAACACTATTAG